CAATATAAATTTTATCTATATTATCTTTCTTTGGTTCTTGCTTTACTTCTATTTTTTTTACTTGAACATTTTCAAACTTATCATCCACTTCATCATCTGAATAAACAAAACCATGTATGCCAATCAATTTTAATATAGCTCTATCAACTGCTCTTTTCTCTGCCATTGCATAAGGATAACCATTTTTATTATTCTTTGGTGTGGCTTCGCCATAAGTTATAACCTTTGCTTTGCCAAGACTAGCAGTACATTTAATTGCAACCACACCTTCTGCTGAATTTTTCTCAACTTCATCTAAACTATCTATGGAAACACCTTTGTTTTGTCCTGCTATTTCTATGTATCTATGCTTCATACAAGTAGCACCATGTTTTTCCCATAAGCATTCAGAGGGATTAAACTTTAATTCATTTAAAATATCTTTTACTATAGGATCAATTTTCATTTTTTTACCTTTCTTATTTTTGGTTTGGGTCTTAATGATTTTAAAACTTTATCTTTAAAAGCTAAATCATCCTTTAATTTAGCCAAAGATTTTTGATATTCTTCATTAGCAATCTTCATAGTTTCATCCCTTTCAAGAAGTTTCTGATCCCTAATTTTTAATTCTTGTTTAAATTTTCTATTCTCTGTTTGTAATTGAGCTAGTGTTTGCATTAATTTATCTGACATAAGGAATAAAACCTCCATTTCTTCTACTTTCTAAAACTTGCCAAGATAATTTTTGTGAAGTTTTAGACCTTACTTTAAATTTTTTTTCTAATTTAAATTCTGTGTCCCAAATATTAATTAAATTTATTTTTCCTTTATTTTTTTTAGATATTTTTTCAAACTCATTAATAATAAATCTAATCATCTTGCACCATTTCTTATAGTTTTTCATAAAAGTCCTCCAACCTTTGCATATCTTCTTCTTCATAGTTCTTTAGCATAAAATTAGATTTGTAATTTCTAATTTCAGACCAATCCACATCAATTAAACAAGCCAATCTTTTAATGCTACCATTGGCAGCTCTTAATAGTTCTTGTCTTTTTATGTTTATTTGTATGAATTTTCTAAAAAAATATTCCAAACCTTTTGGGGTAAGTTCCCAACAATTATCAGGTGTAAAAATTGTATAATCAGCTTCTGATACATAAATTAAATATGGTTTATATTTATTTTTAAAATGCTTACTATACACAGAAGTTTGAATACAATGAGTAAATTGAGGTTGCTTTATTAATTGTGATTTAGAATACACCCAATCCCCTATTCTATTTAAATTACTATCCTTTCTATTAATTTTTAATGGTGAGTTTCTGGCACTCCCAAATCTATTTTTATGTTCTGTAATCTTTTTTTCATTATGATTTACACAATCTATATAACCTTCTGTTGCTAGGTTTAATGTTTGACCCATGTATTTATCATCATACCAATCAGATAAAGGTTCTTCTACTTTCCAGTCTGAAAAATTATCTGACAATTCATTAATACACATTAAATGTCTTTCAACATAACCTTTTATATTTCTTAATATAAATTGTGCTTTGATGTTATTCCTTTCGCCAAAGTCAAAATTACTTATGAAAGTTTTAAAATGTAATTCTACATCTTTAATCTCTGCCTGACCTATTAATATTTGTTGAAACCATTCATGCACAAATTTACCAGCTTCAAAACTAATTGATGGTTTTTCAGGTTTAAAATTTAGATGTGGTGATAGATGATATTTAATAAACCAAATAGAATTTTGTAAAGCTGTTTGACTTGGAGATGTTGTCGCTTTATTAAAATCACCATCTGTCCATGCTAAATCTGTAAATCTTTCTTTCATTGATAGTTTATTTACAAATTATTTACAATTAAGTCAATACTTTTATTTGATTTATTTTAAAAATAATGTACTAAGTTTTAATGAATGTAGAAAAGGTTCATTTAAATTGGGAAGAAATATTATCAGGTTCATTAACTGGGATTGTCAGAGAAGTGGAAAGTTTAAGACAGAATATTGAGTGGGGTCATGGTGCTAACTTTGATCGTTATCAGAAGTGGGGAAAAACAATATCTGGTTCGCTATGTGAAATGGCTCTTTCTAAGATAATGAAATCTTATTTTTCTCATAGTGTTAACAATTTCTATGGTAAAGACTTAATCATAAATGACAAGCCAGTTCAAGTACGATCTCAGTTGTATTCTAAAATAAATAAATCGCTTATAATTAGAAAAGGTTTTAAAGCTGAAGATTATTACTTTTATGTAGCTGATGATACCCCAACCTTTTATTTCTATGGCTACATTCAAGCCAAAGATTGTCAGAAATGTGGCAGATGGACAAACTTCAACAAAGAAGATAGACCTTATGTTTGGTCTATTCCAATGGATAAATTAAAACCAATATCGGAGTTTATAAATGAGTGATATTAAATGTGCATTGTTAAAACCTTTTGGATCAACAATATTAAAATCAGAATTACCTGATGATTTAATAAAAGAATTTTCAAATGATTTAAATACAATCAGATCATCCCCAGAAAAAATAGAAGGTCATAAGTTTGGTCATAAATTGGCAGGTAATTTATACAAAGAATTATTGGTCAGTCATCCTGTCATGTTAAAATGGAAACAGAAATATTTTGATACATTAATTGTTCATTATGCTACATCCCATTACAAAGAAAAAAAGGTTAAGCAAATTATTATTACAGCTTCTTGGCATAACATACAAAAGTCAGGGGATTTCAACCCATGCCATACCCACACACATTTTCAGGATAGACATTTATCCCCAGATATTTCAACTGTAGGTTATATTAAACTACCAAAGTCTATGGTAGATTATAAACATTCTAAGAAACATCATTCTGTTGGTGGACACATTGAATTTGTTGAAGGTACTGAGGATATGTTCACAAACGCAAACTATCTGATACAACCTATGGTTAAAGATTTTTATATATTCCCTTCATCTTTACGTCATGCTGTATATCCATTCTATTCGGACAATGAAACAGATGAGAGAATATCCTTTAGTTTTAATGCTAAAATAATATTTGATGAGTAATACTGAGCCATTCTTAAAAGTACCCCATTCTTTGATAGACAATGAGGTTCTAACCTCTGTTGAAAAATGCCTCTATATGCTTCTGACAAGGCTCAGGACTGCCAAAAGGGGTTGTGTGCCTTCCTATGCCTACCTAAAACAAAAACTCAAAATAAAGGACAAGAGAACCATCCTGAAGGCTTTGGACAGACTACAACTATTCGGATATATTACATGGGAAAATAGGGGTAAGGATAAAACTAATAAATATTATTTTAGAGGGGATGAGAACTTTCAATATATTCTTAATAATAATATTAGACTTAGAAAGATTATGTCTGCTAAACAAAAGAAAATATATGTGGATAAAGTAAGGAAGAAGTTTGTGGAAAAGAGGGGGATAAAGTTGGTAAGTAGTTAACATCTTATTAACATGGGGTCTGGCAGTAGGTGTCTTGCACTACATTTTTTGCACACTACCACCCCAAAATATGTACCTTAATAAAGAACTATATATATAATTAACTAGTTAGTATTATGACTAAATATGTACCTATTGAAACTATCAAATATGAACTAAGTAAAATTAGAAAGTCTTCTAATTTTCAATACAGACAAGCTATAGATAGAAATCGTAAAAATCAGGTTAAGCACCCCCCCTTGATAGACCTTCTTAGATTTCTACAAAATAGGAATACACCTGAAACAGTTATAGATGAGATAGTGAAGGAATACTGGTCGGAAGTTGAGAAGAATAATAAGTTTGAAAAAGTAATTGCTAACAAGCTCAAGATAAAGTATGCTAAGTAAGTTAACATACAATATCTAGGTATCTTTCGGATATGGGGGTTAATTCTTATACCTTTCTTTCTACAACCCCCTATCCTCCTCACTTTTTAATTAAAGTTATTCCATCTCCTTCAATGTTATCTAATAAATTTAATGCCTCTGCTATTGCTTGAGCTGTATGCTTACTGCTACAAAAAGCTAAAACACTACTACCCCCATTTTGTAGATCAAACTTTACTGCAACTCCATCAGCATAATTATTTCCATCAAAGTTTTCTTTTTCTACCATTTGTTTATCAACTATATTATCGTCTAGTATCATTGTTTCCTTCCTTTCTTTATATTCCAAAGTGTTCTTGCATAGTTAAGTCTTTGTTGTTTTGTTATTATCTTCTCTGGAATTAGTCTTAATGCTTTGTTGTTTATTTTTGAGATATTGTTCATATCTTTTTCTAATCTCATGGTCTTTCTCAAAGGTATTTACCCCACATAATTCTAAATCTAACTTGTATTCTAAATAACCTTTGATCCTTTCTTTCATTCATTTGCATTACAATATTATCATTCCTATTGCAAGACTTGTCAATAGTATTATCAAGATTAGAATTATTCTAATCTTTGTATTCTTAATAGGATGTCCAAAAATAATCATTGTTGTAGTGAGGCAATAACAAGTAAAGCAATCTCAATAATTATTATTGCCTCAATCATTTAATACATAGCTCTTAATTTAAAATTAACGTCAATATAATCATCATGTCCATTGATTAAATCAATATGATGATCTAACTTTCTAACTAACTCAAATAGATCATAGCAATCACCAATATTTAATGTCTTTCCTTTCTTGACTACTGGTTTTTTTAAATCAATATATTTTTTTTTCTTCTGATCCCATCTTTGAGTTGTCTTATCTACTGGTGTTATATTAACATCATCAAAGTTAATACATGGTCGCATATTTACTTCCTTTCTTTGTTATCGCTTTCTTTCATTATCATATCAATTAAAGTATCTGAGCTGTAATTTTTTAATAGCTCTTTTAATTGATCTATCGCTTTCTTTTTTTCCTGATACTTTCTATCTTTGTTTTGAGCATCTAAGAAATCTATATTATGCCTTGTCCTATCAGTCATTTTCTTGATCTTCTTCTTCTTGTATTAATTGTCCATTGTCATAACCTTGTTTAATCATTTCGGCTATATGCTCAAGATCAACATCACTAGGTTTATAATTTGGGTAATCTTCAATAGTTAATTTCCACCAACTTGATTTCATTCTTCCTCACTTTCTTCATCTTCTTCATCTTCATTTAAATCGTTTGCATCTAAATAATCATCATAGCCTACATTGTAAGCAATGGGGTCGCTATCCCTTAATAATTTAGAAAAATTCCAATTTCCTGTTTCATAAAGTTCATCTAACCATTGATCGTAGTCTTCTTTATATTTCATATTAACCCCCTAACTACCATTGTATGTAATGTGAACAATCCTATCCCTGAAAGCATCAAAGACGTTACAGCAACAAATAATATTTTATAAAATATATCTTTCATATTTTCCCCTCTTTTAGTTTGATTATTTTTATATCTTGATCTGTTTTATGTGGTGATATGTTCCAATCTTTTGAACAATCAAGATAATTTATTACAAAGTGTCTTGCTTGATTTGTATCAAGAGCTGAAATAATATATTTTTCAGCATCTTGTAAGTTACTTATCATATAGTCTTTCATTAGTTCCCCTTTCTTTAATCAATGAATTGTCTTGCTACATCTAAAGCAAAAACCAAAAAACAACCAAAGGCTAAAACAAAACCTAAAGTTGTATAAGTTGTCATTGTTAACATCATACCCATAACTGAGCATAAGATTAACAAAACCCATTTTGTTATTAATAATATTCCATCCATTTTAGTTATCCTTTCTTTCTATATAATCATTAGCTTTTTTAATAACTTTTTTAGCTTCTGATTTGTTTAAGTTGTGAACAGCTTGAATTGCTTCAACATTTTTTGCAAAACTATAATTTTTTTCATAGTAAGCATTTAATACTGAAGCAATCGCAAAAGATATATTTTTGTCATCATCAAAAGAATATATCCAATGATTTTTATTATTATTCATAATCAACCTTTCTTTTATTTGTCAATAGCATTATATTTATTATTTGTCAATAGCTTAATTAACAATAATGTTTATTAATATTATTATCTATACAAAATTGTCTGAAATCTTTGTATCTCATCCTATAATCTCTATTGCTTCCAGTTAATTCTTCAATTCTATTCAAATGCTTTGCTGTTGTAACTGACCAAACATTTTCAGACACATAAGTGTCAACTGGTGTTTTTACAGCAACAGTTGTATTGTAACTGTAAAAAATAATCTTATCACCCTGAACTGATTGATATAAACTTTTTTGATCTATTTGTGTTTTCATTATATTGTCCTTTCTTTTTGTTGTTTTATTATGTATAAATTAAACATAACAACTTAATATATTATTGTCAATAGCTTGTCAATACATAAAATAAAAAAATAATATGAATCATATCAAATTTACAAATGAAGTTTTAAATCGTATCTATTCACAATTAGCTTTGGGAAATGGTATCAAGACTATATTGAAAGACCTTGAATTGTCATGGGAAGGTTTCAGACAATTAATGCACAAAAAACCAAAAGTTAGAGAACAATACGAATTAGCTA